CTCGCGACAACTAATATCAATAAAGAAGTTGAGGAAGCGGAAAATGATAACTAATTCAGAAATAGCAATGTTGATTGAGTTCTGGAATAAAATAAGTAATTATATTCCAGCTAAAGATAAAAGTGATGCCGCAGTTTCATTTGTAGCTATGCTTGATGATTTTGGTATTGATGAGCAAAGTATTAATGAATTAAAAGAAAATGATGAGTATCTTGATTCAGCATTTACTGAATACTATCAAGAAGAAGATGATGAAGAAGATAATTCTTGGTATAACGATGATAATGAGGGTTGGTAATGATAAAGTGGTACAGAGTTGTATCTGCAGATTTATCAAAGCTACCTGATTGTATTGATTTCTATGAACAGCAGTTAGAAGAAGCAAGAATTGAATGCGGAATGAAAGGCAACATTGAACTCAATTCTTCTAGAATACCTGGAATAGTAGAACATCGATTTAATCAATTACAAGAAATAGAATCAATATTAGAGTTTCTTAACATACAATTACGTAAAACACGAAGTATCAAATATAAGCAATATCTTGAAAATTATCAAAGAGCCTTAACTAGTAGAGATGTTGAAAAATATATTGACGGGGAAGATGAAGTAGTTAGTATGAACCATCTAGTAAACGAGTTTGCTTTATTAAGAAACAAATATCTTGGATTAATGAAAGCACTTGATAGTAAGCAATTCCAAATTAATAATATAGTAAAACTTAGAGTAGCTGGCCTAGATGATGCAGAATTATTTGCGAAAGGTTAGAATATTTGCTATACTATGAGTACAAAAAAATGGATATTTTTAATAGTAATATTTTTAATTGTAATAGTATTTCCTAGTTTTAATTATGATGTGAATGATGAAGATGTGGCAGTAGCAAAAGATAAAGAAATTAAACAAGAAAATATTTCTATTGTTTTTGGTAAAGTTGATAATAATGAAGATTTTGTTAAATTTATATCTTTTTGTATTGATAAAATTCCAGAATCACACAACTTAGAAACTTATATCCCATTAGATTTAGTAATAGCACAGGCAATTCATGAATCAGCATGGGGAAATTCAAGATTTGCTAAAGAAGGTAATAATTTATTTGGAATTAGAACTTGGGATAATAAAAGAAAACAATTAAAACCTTTAGAAGTTCCTAATGCTGTTTGGGGAATTATTGTTTTTGACAAGCAATGCGATTCTGTAGAATACTATTATAAATTAATTAATAACCATAATGCATATATAAATTTTAGAGAAACTAGAAGAATTATGATAGAAAATAGTCAAAAATTAGATGGTCTAGTATTAGCAACTTTTCTATCAATGTTTAGCGAGTTAGGTCATGAATATACTGATAGACTAAAAGAAACAATAATTGAATTAAGAAAAGATTATCCATGGCTACAGCAATATTAAAAATTAAAGACGAAGTCAATGTTAAATTTGAAGGACTAGATGTTTCTACTAGACGTAAAATTTCTGACAAGTTGAAATTTTTTGTACCATATGCATATCATCTTCCTGCATATAAACTAGGAAGATGGGACGGCCATGTAAGATTTTGTGATATAGGCGGACGCACTTATTTAAATTTATTAGATCAGATATTGCCAATTATTGAAAGCAACGGATACAATATTCAAATTGAAGACGATAGACAAGACTTTGATTTTAATTTTGAACAGGTCACTGAAGATTATTTTTCTCATATAGTTTGGCCAAAAGGACATACACATGAAGGACAACCTATTAAATTAAGAGATTATCAAGTGCAAGTTATTAATGACTTTATTGCTAACCCGCAAAGTTTACAAGAAATTGCAACAGGTGCCGGAAAAACAATTATTACTGCCGCACTATCTAAAATGTGCGAACAGTTTGGTAGAACAATAGTCATTGTGCCTAATAAAAGTTTAGTAACACAAACAGAAGAAGATTATAAAAATGTTGGATTAGATGTTGGTGTATACTTTGGAGAAAGAAAAGAATTAGGTCATACACACACTATTTGTACATGGCAAAGTCTTAATATTTTAAACAAAAATAGTAAAAAAGATGAAGCAGAGTTTCCAATTGATGAATTTATTGATAATGTAAACTGTGTGATTGTTGATGAAGTACATATGGCAAAAGCAGATGTACTAAAATCTTTATTAACTGGTCCTTTTTCAAATATACCAATTCGCTGGGGGTTGACAGGTACAGTACCAAAAGAAGAATATGAAAAAATAAGTTTAATCTGTTCTTTAGGAACAGTAATTAATCAACTTTCTGCAAGTGAATTACAAAGTAAAGGCGTATTAGCAAATTGTCATGTTAATATAATACAAACACAAGATTTAAATTCTTTTAGAACTTATCAAGAAGAAGTGTCGTACTTAACAACTAATTTAGAAAGACTCAAATTTTTAAGTAATCTAATTAACGAAGTCAGATCAGGAGGTAACACATTGATTTTAATTGATCGTATTAAGTCAGGAGAACTATTGCAAGAACTTATTCCAGACTCGGTGTTTATACAAGGTAAAACAAAAACAGAAGATAGAGAAGAAGAATATGGTGAAATTGCTACAGAACAACACAAAGTTTTAATTGCAACGTATGGTATTGCGGCTGTGGGTATCAATATACCCAGAATATTTAATTTGGTGCTTGTAGAACCCGGAAAAAGCTTCGTAAGGGTAATACAAAGCATTGGTAGAGGTATACGTAAAGCTCAAGATAAAGATCATGTACAAATTTGGGATATAACTTCGGCTTGTAAATTTTCAAAAAGACACTTAACGGCAAGAAAAAAGTTTTACAAAGAAGCAAATTATCCGTATACTATAAACAAGGTAAACATATGAAAATTTTAACAACATATAATCAAAGTTATAATTTAAACAAAGTACCAGAACTTGTAGATGATTTACAATACTGTGTGCTTGATACTACAAATAAAAAGAATATGGATTTCTTTTTTATTCCTTTAATTTTTTTAGAGTCGTTTAATGCACCAAGCATGATTCTTGAAATTGGAGAACATTCAGTTCAAATGCCAATTGATTGGAGTATTATGATTATTGAAAAAGAGTTAGGTATTTGCGAAATGGTTCCGTTAACAAGTTTAAATGATAGAGGTTTTGAAGTTTTTACGTCTAACCCATTGTCAGAATATATGATTAGATCAGCTGAACCTAAAGTTGTAAATGTATTTCAAGATGTAAAATGGTATATGCCAAAATTAAAACATGGACATATTCTTGCAGTTCCTTTACATGATAAGCCAGAACCACCGTGTGTGTATTTTGCAAAAGATATAAATCAAATACCAGATGAACTTTTAGTTGGAGATTTCTTTTAATGTCAAAGTTAAATCTTAATACAATGTTATACAATATTGATATTGGAAACATGGAATGGTATGAAAGTTTGTCTGACGAGGAGAAAAAATCTTTTTCTCCTTATGTTTCTATGAGATTTGCATCAAGTGTAAAAGGAATAAAAAGTCTTCAATTAGAATATATTGAAAATGTTAATGAATTTTGCAATAAAGATTTTTCATTACTACAAAAACATGATGGTGATAGTAAATTATTTTGGAAATTATTAGCACTATGCGGTGTTGGAAAAAAAATGTTTCATCCATGGATAAAAGCACCCAAAGGCAAAGGCAAAAAAACAAAATTAATGGAGTTTTTAGATGATATATACCCAACTCTTAAAAATGACGAAAAAGAATTATTAAAAAAATTATTAACAAAACAGGACATAAAACAGTTAGCCAAAGATGCTGGATTAAATGATAATGAAATTAAATCATTGGTGTAGATTATGAGCTTTGAATGTAAATTTTGTAAAAAATCATTTGGCAGTGAAAAAACATTAATAACACATCTATGTGAACCTAAAAGAAGATGGAATAATAGAAAAGATAAAAATGTACAACTTGCTTTTAGATGTTATCAGCATTTCTGGAGAATAACATCGTCAACAATGAAAACTGAAAGAACATATGATGATTTTATGACTAGCAAATATTATACTGCATTTGTTAAATTTGCAAATTATATTATTGACGTATATGTAGCATCAATTGAAGATTATATTGAATGGTTATTAAGAAACAGAGTCAAGGTAGATCGTTGGTCAAGTGATACCATATATGAGGAGTATATTACAGAATTTGCAGTGAGAGAGTCGGTGGAAAGAGCAATTGAAAGAACTGTACTTTCTATGAAAAATTGGGGTGAACAAAATCATATGCCTTGGAATGCATTTTTTCAAAAAATTTCAAAACCACGTGGAATACACATGATTCGTTCTGGAAAAATATCTCCATGGGTACTTTACAATAGTAAATCGGGATTAAAGTTTTTAGAATCTTTAACAGCACAAGAAACAGTTATGATTGAAGATTATATATGTCCTACTAGTTGGACAAAAAGATTTAATCAAAGCCCAACAGATGTTGAGTTTGTTCATGATATAATGAAGAAAGCAAATATATGAAAACTGATGATTTTTTAGAAGATGTAATTATGGGTTTGACTTTATCTGAAACCAAAAATAAGTCTTTGAAAAAACAATGGTTACAATTAAAAGTGTTAGCACAACTAACTGAGCGAGAATTATTTACAAAGAATTTAGAAAATATACAAAGTGTAATAGACAGTTATAGTAATCTAGACTCTAGAGTTAAACAACTTGAAATATATTTAGGCGCATTAAAAAATCAATTTGAAGAATATAAAAGAAAAAATGATAAAAGCAAAGACTGATATTGATATTGATACTGGTGATAGAGATAAATTACTAAATTTATTTAAACATAATAAAGCCAGTATAAAAGATAATGCTGTATTTAAAAAGCACAACACTGGAGTATATTTTACTGATATTCCAATTAATCCAATTGAAGATTTTTCGTCTATTGATTATGAAGAAGCAGAAAATAGAGGATACATTAAAGTAGATGTTTTAAATGTATCTTTGTACAAAGATATTAAAAATGAAGATCATTTAGATCGATTGTTGGGACAAGAGCCGTTGTGGGAATTACTTGGTCATGCAGAGTTTGTTAAAGACTTGTTTCACGTAGGGGAATACAGTCAAATTTTAAAACAATTACAACCACAAAACATAGAACAACTAGCGGCAGTGCTGGCAATAATACGTCCATCAAAAAGACATTTGATAGGAAAATCGTGGCAAGATATTATGAAAGAAATATGGATAAAACCAAATGATGGTGCATACTATTTTAAGAAAGCTCATGCTGTTGCGTATGCTCATGCAATCGTAGTGCAGATGAATTTAATATGTGAAAAACTTGGAGCTCAAAAAGTAGGTAGTTAGCCTTTTTTTACTAAAGATATATTTCTTCTTATAATTCGCTTTTTTTGTACGTTATTAAGGCTTGTAGCAGGCCCAAAAACAATTTCAGTATCTTTTGTATTAAAACTTTTAATATATTTTTTAAAAATATCAAATTCACGGTTAAAGAATATGTTAATTGGAATTGTTCTGTTTGATTCCCACCACCATTCGTCACCTAGATTTAAAAATCTTTGCTTTAATGACATATTATCTATGGAATCATAGACATAGATAGAGGTAACATACTGATCTTGATTCAGTAATATACCAACAAATTCTTCGTTTGCGTGTCTAACACACGTCAAAAAAGGAAACTTTTCTTTGAGTTCTATATAATCCATGTTTACAATAAATACTTATATGAGTACTTATGACCTTTATATTTACAACCAAACGCACACACTAACTCTTAATTCAGGAGTAAATAGTAATATGCCAATGTACGATAAAAATATTATACTATATAACGGAGTAGATAACAATATCAAATTTGTCTTTAAGGATAAAGACAGAGCACCGTATGACATTACAAATAATAATGTTTATTTCAATATGATTGAAGCCAATACTAATGAAACTGTTGTTAACAAACTTATGACAGTTACAAGTGCAATTGAAGGAAAAGCAGACTTAGATTTAACTGCACAGGACGTTTATAATATATCAGAAGGATTTTATAACTATTCTGTGTATATAGAATCAACTGATACCCAGGTACAAAAAATTGCTTTTACAGACAGAGCTGGTGATTTTATTGGAACAGCAGAAGTTCGTTCTGGAGGATTACCTTCGCCAAGGCCTACACAAACAGTAGATAGTTT